GACTCGTGTGTACTTATACAACTACCTGTGTATTTTATCCCAAAAACTAGTCAAATTAACCAATTTAATATTTAAAAGTGCATATTTATTAGCTGCTCAACAATCTAGCAACATCCGACCAAAAAACGGACCGACCCCACTTCAACTAAATGAAACAGATCCGCGAACCCATAACCACGCTAAAACGCTCCAGAATCCTCTACACGAGGTTTTTTTAATCTAAGGCATAGATTCTATGCCCTAGAAATAAAACCAGTTAAATCGAGTTTTAGAGCGTCTTGGTTGCTGGTTGCTGGTTGCGTGGCCATGGTTGCGTGGCCATGGTTGCGTGGCCATGGTTGCGCCCTACTTAGGACCGCGCTCCTCTTTTAACGCCTTCAAGGTGCCCTTCTCAGAGTTCAACTCCATGAAATCTACCTTCTTGATCACGGCTTTTGGGTCCTTTGCCAATATCATTATCGCCTGACCCTTCGTTACTTTCTTGTCATTGTGATAAAACTCAGCACCAGAAGCCAAATTACTGACCAAAAATACTAAAACCATTACCTTAATCATACTCTCTCCCTTATTCCGCAACGTCTATTCGTTGCATTATGTTTTTTAATTCAATACCAAGTGCGCGCAGCGCGCTGATACTAGATCCTGTGAACACCTTAAGACCAAGAGCCTTTAAATACGCTTCTGATCTACTACAAGCCGGATACATATGGTTATTGCCCCATACAATCCGTGTCTCATAGTACAAGATCCGCGGATCTTGTGACATTCTGCTTAATATATCCTTACTTGACTCTAGGCTCATATATACCTCTATTCTTTACATATATGACGTATATAAATACTATATTCAACTATCATGCCGAGCCTATTGCGCTCATATTAGATCTAATAGATATATTGTGTATATATTATAGACATGGGCTGCAATTTGTGCACGGTGCACGGTGCACGGTGCACGGTGCACGGTGCACCAGTAGGTGGCTGGATGAGTCTAGGCCCGGGGATTTTTGATAGGGGGGCCTATAAAAGAGGGGGTATACCCCCAAATTAGAGAGTACAGTAAATTATTTTTATAAGACCCCGGACCGCGGGCCATCCCATCCATAAACAACGCACCGCGCTACACGCTACACGCTACACGAACACAGACACTCCCATCTACACAGAAAACGGCGTATCCCCATTATATTAGTGATAATAGGCTGCGAGCTTTCTCCCCCTTCCCCTAATCGTGCGAGTGATGTATATATTTTACAGAGGTATATACATGAGTGAGTTAACGTATTGGAAGAATCCGGCTACGGGGTTAATAGAGGGTGTAGACATATTAGGGACTGTTAAGGTCGTTCAGAAGAACCCGAACTTACAATTTTCGAGTAAGCCTGGTTGCGGGTTTGAGGAACGGTTCACAGAGAGCGGGGAGTCTTACTATGTGGAAGAGGGGTTGCGTGTGGAGGATGAGCCTTACAGCTGGCGATATACTTCTGCGATGGCTGGAGCGATTGCGAGTTCCCTAACCGAGGGCCTTTTACTGATAGATATATGTAAGGCAGAGTGGTGCCCACCGTTCTCAGTAGTCACTAGATGGCTACGTATGCGCCCTGACTTCAAGGAAATGATAGAGATAGCAAAACGTGACAGGGTAGAGCATTTTTATGAGGGTGCTATCAAGAGTGCCCGCGAAGCTGTCATGAACAGTTCTGGGAAAGAGTACGTAGCGGCCAAGAAATTAGAGGTGGAAACAATGAGATGGATAGCGGAGAAGGGTGATGCGAGTAGGTTTGCTACGAAGCAGGTCCATAGTCTGGATGTGTTGACACAAGTGGTGGTACATACTGGCATAGATAGAAATGAAAAAGAAGTTGCAGAGATAGGTAGCATTAGTGATACTAGCATCAGCATAGGAGAATTGATAAATGGGGAAGCAATCACAGAGAAGCAATGAGAGATTTGTAGATAAATACGGTGCCGCAGTTACGACGAATGCATTTGGTAAGTTTAGAGATAATTTTATATTAGCTCAGCCTGACTTAGATATTTGGGATATTGAGTATAGAAATAAAGGTGACACATTAATAAACCGTGGTGGGAATGCTATAGGCTCTGCGTATATGCGTGTGAGTATGTCTCCATTTATGGCAAATAGTGAGGTGATATTAACGAGTAAGGAGATTTTTTCGTTTCCTTTACGGATGTTAGCTGGCATGAGTGCGAGTCAGAGAATCGTTGGCCAGGAGTGTGAGATATCTTTAGTTGGTGTAGATCCGAGTACGGCAGAAATACAAAAGATGCCAGCGTTTACGGATATACCTATTTCAGGTACTGTTACAATAGCAACGAATGTAGCGACGATAAATACGGCACAGCCGCATGGTTTAAAGGGCGGTGACAGGATTATATTATTTGGAAATACGGAGAGAAGATTGAACGTGGGTCCTGTAGTTGCTACACCTATAACAGCTACGCAGTTCACGGTTCCGTGTACATTAGCGAATGGTACATATACAGCGGGTGGGAATATACGTTGGTCTGATATAACTGACATGTGTGCAAACGCTGGTGGTATACATTGGGGTGATAATCAGACGGTGACTACTGGGAGTTTATTTGCGCGTAGAAATGGTGCGAGTATTCGTTCTCTTCCTACAACTATTGCGAGTACGACAGCGACGCAGGGTACAGTTGCAGCATACACGGACTCTTTCCTATCGGCGTCTCAGCACGAGTTACTATACAATTTACAGGAGATATTTTTAAGTTCTAGAGTACCTGAGTCTACATCGAGTAATAGTGGTAGTAGTAGAATATCTCAGGGTATACCTGATGATGATTCATATTATAAGATTAGACTTAGATTTAAGAATTTACAAAATTTTACAGTTCCTACTAGTAACATATTAACTATAGCAAAGACTGGTACGACTACAGCAACAGTTACGACGGATGTTGCGCATGGGTTGACGACTAGTGACTTTGTGCAGATATACGGTGTGCTAGATATAGTAAATTTTCCTAATTTAACAGCGAGTACGCAGGTTGCGAGTATCGTAGATGCAACTACCTTTACGATAGTAATTGGTGGTGCGGTGACAGCTTCGAGTGTAGGTGGTGTAGTTGCTCCGAATCAGGGGAGTGTATTACTACCTGGGGCGTTGAATTTAAATATACAGTCTATTCAGCGAACTAATAATGTAATGACAGTGACATTGAACACGACAGCGTCGGGTTTTTTAAATGGAGAGTATTGGCATTTAGCTGGGATGAATGGCGCTGCTGCGATATACAATGGGGCGTACAAAGTATTGAGAATGAATCTAACAACAGTGGAGTTAGAGAGTATTGGCAATGACTTTGGTTTAATTGCGTGTGGTGGTGCTTTACTTAAGAGAACAGACTATAGAATTCATTTTATGGGAATATTAGATTACTCTAGAAGCATTGTGCAGTTAGATAATCAGAATGGTTCAGCTGATTTATGTAAGGCTATTCCTGTGGTAATGGCATCGACTGCTACGGTATCGATAAATACATCGACATCGTCGGTATTGGAGTCAGGTCAGACAAGTAGTCCAAGTATGTTGAATGTTTCATTGGGGTCTGCATCGACTGGAAATTTAACAGAGGTTGCATCGGCTGCAAGAACAACGTCATCGAATTCTGGTATTATAGTATCAAAAGTTGGGGCGGCATTAAGTGGATTAGTGAATGTATCTGCAGCATCTGGTACTACTCCAACATTAGATTTAGTGTTGCAGGAGTCATATGACAATGGTGTTACATTTCAGGATATATGGCATTGTGAGAGAATAACTGGTATAACTACTGCCTTTATTCCGGCTATTCCATTGGGTGGTAGAAGAAGATGGTTATGGACTATTGCTGGCACTACGCCGTCATTTACTTTTTCTATTCTTACAACAGGTGTTAGTGCATCATTTTTACCATGTAGACAATTTTTTGATAGAACTGCGAATATTTTAAATGGAACATTAAATGCAACAACAGGTAACTTTTTAGTAGCGCAGTTAAAAAGTATTACTGCATATATTACAATAGGTGCAGCAACGACTCCTGCTACATACCAGATACAACTATCAAACGATGGAGTAAATTGGGCTAATGGCAGTGCTGCTGTTCCAGCAGTTGCATCAAGTACTGTAGCTATCCCTGTTACGGGTGGGTTAGCCGCAAGATTTGCTAGAATTATCTGTACATCAGCTGCAACGGCGCAGACTGGTACAGTCGTGTCTATAGGAGGGATAAACTAATGGAAGAGTATAAGGTATTTAGAGAGCTATTCAGAAATGGAGAGCAAGAGTACATGGGATTATTTGAGACGCAGGAAGCGGCTCATGATCATATGATGTCTTTATCATATGAGCCTGGTATTCGTGGGTTTGTGGAGAAGCACGTATTATTAACAACTACATATCAATATGTAGAGATATACGATCCATCTCCACCAGAGGAATAGATTTTACGCATAAATTCATATAAAATAAAGGGCCTATTAACTTAGGCCTTATGCATTTGGAGAGTATATACATTGTCAGTAAAACACGTGTCCACTGGATATAAGCCAAGAGCATTGCAGCTACTATTACATCAACGCTTTAAGCGGTTTAATGTTTTAATATGTCACCGCAGGTTTGGTAAGACAGTGCTAGTATTAAATGAAAAGATTGATAGAGGGTTACGGTGTCCGCTTAAAAATCCTCAGTATGCTTATATAGCTCCTACGTATGGTCAAGCGAAGCGTGTTGCGTGGGACTATTTGAAAGAGTTCACAAAAAATATACCTGGTGTAATTGTAAATGAGGCAGAACTAAGGGTAGATATACCAAGACCAGCGATGGGGGATAGAGTTAGATTTCAGTTATTAGGTGCTGAGAACCCTGGCTCTATAC